GAGGGAGTTTATCAGAAAAACAATGTTAGCCAGACAGGAAGCAATACAAGCACGTTTGAAGGAGAACAAGTTAACGGAGGAAATGGACGCGGAGCAGGTTAAAGAATTGACGAAAACGCTGGGAGAAATTCAAGACGCTTACAAACAAAGTGTTTCAGATACCAAAGTTTTAAAAGTCAAAGAGAAAGTAGATCGTAAAAAAGACCGAGAAGACGAAGCGAAAGACGAGGCGCAAGCAGCAAAGGACGCGGCGGCAAGTTCGAAGCAATACGCAGCGGACAGAATAGCGGCGCGCCGAATGGTTCGAGATTTAGAAATAGAGAATTTGACGGAAGGAACTGAAAAAGAGTTAGCGGTAAACGCGGAAAAATACAAACGACTAATTGAAGACACTAAAAGAAACGAAAAACTAACAGCTTCCGAGCGTTCACAGACTATCAAACTAATCAAAGAACAGGAAAAAATCGAAAGCGATAAGATAGAGGCGCAAGCATTGAAAGAAAGACAGGCGAAAATTGAAGAGGAGAACCAAATTATAAAACAAAGTCTGGAAACAATAGCGGCAAAAAGAGCGGAACAGGAAAAGGCTAACGCCTTCGCTGCGATTGAATTGGAGGCGATTAAAAACAAAGACAGTTTAACGGCGCAGCTTGAACTATTAAACGCTCAAATGTTAGCCGAATTACAAAATACAGAATTGACAGAAAATCAAAAGGCAGTTATTCGGGAGAAATACAGACAGGAAGAGGCGGCAAGAAAAGAAGAGGCGGCAAATAAGGAAATTGAAATAAGAAAACAAACAGTACAGGCGGAGTTTCAAATAGCGAACCAGAGCGCCACGGCTTTACAGGGGTTAAGTGATTTAGTTTTTTTAATAAAAAGAAACAACCTTAAAAAAGGATCAGCAGAAGAGGACAAGGCGGCGAGGCAGCAGTTTAAAATTAACAAAGCAATTCAAATGAGTACAGCGGTTATTTCGGGAGTTCAGTCCGTTATGTCTGCCCTTGCACAGCCTATGTTGATACCCGCTCCAATTGGAACGATTTTAAAAGCGGCGACAGTAGCGGCGACAGGTGTAACGGCTGGGGTAAATATTGCGAAAATTGCGAGCGCGAAATACGAGGGAGGAGGAAGCGCGGCAGCTCCGTCGACAAGTTTAGGAGGAAGCGGCGCAAGTTCAACGGGAGGCGCGGCAGCTCCAGCGTTTAACCTTTTCGGTAATTCGAATAACTTTAACAATTTAATGAGCGCAGCAGGTCAAGAAAACAACAAAGAAATAAAAGTCACGGCGGTAGTAGTAGCGGACGAAATGAGCGCGGCGCAAGCGACAGAGAATAAAATTTTAAAAAATTCTAGTTTATAGTGAACTATTAACCAAACGAAAACCAATTTAAAAGGATGGAAAGAAAAAGTTTTTTACAAATAGTCGAATACATTAAAGAGTTCGCTAACGCTCACACAGCCATTAAAAAGGTGGAGTTTGATTTTTACGAACAAATTGATAGCGTTTTAACTAAGTCGGAAAGATACCCCGCTTTCTTTATTGTGCCTCTACCTTCGACACTTGGAAACAACGACGAAGGCGCGAAGCTAAACACGTTTAACCTAGATATTTATTGCGTTGATATTATACAGAAAGACCGCGAAAACATTTTAGAAATTGTAAGCGATACGGCGTTATTGCTGAATGATTTACTTTTATTCATAAACGACGGGAGCGACTGGAGCTTTGAAGCTGAACAAATTGGGAATTTAGAACCGTTAAACAATAGTTTGTTAGATTATGCAGCGGGCAACAAAATGACTTTAGCGGTTACGGTTGCGGGTTATGGTGTTTGTGAAATTCCAATGGGGGAAATAGTACCTTTTGAGAAGTTTTGCGAGCCAGCAGTATATGTAATAAAAGATCAAAACGGGAATACTTTAGCAAGTGGGGAAATTCCAGCGGGAGGCTCGGAAGAAATACCAGTAAATGTAGGGGAATGTGACCCAGCGACGGCAGTATTAAAAGATACTGGCGGGCTTGTTTTAGATTCTTTGGAAATTGCAGCGGGAGAGAGCGGCGATTTAACCGCGCCAGATGCCAGCTACTCAATAAAAGACACAGCGGGGGCGGAATTGTACGGCGGGACAGTTGTAAGCGGCGGAACGCTAAACAAAACAATACAGGACGCGACAATAAAAAACACAGATAACAGCGTTTCAATTGGTTTAAAAGCACAGGAAACAAAAACAGTACCAGACATTACGGCAACATTATTTAATTCACTAGGGACAGTTTTAGACGAACAAACAAAACCAGCTTTAAAAGATATTGATTTAACAGCGCCAGATATTTCGTTCACAGATTCGGACGGGAATACGTTAACAGTTGCGGCGGGTGTTGATATTATTGCGAGTGCTTGCAGTTTACCAACTTACGCAACTGCTGACGTAATGAAGACGGGACAGACAGCAAGTCAAGTGCCTTATGATGATGGGTATAATGAATTTGGGCGCTTAGTGGATTTTTTCACGCTGGCGGGGAATAATAAGTTTGGAAATACAAACCGCTTTACAGATACGTTAGGCGGTCAAACGTACGCTAACAATATTATTTTAGACCATTCAACGTACAACGGAACGAGCCGTTTAGCATGGTACAAAGGAAACTATACAACAAACGGGGCGACACTTGCAAACGCTTGTTTAAATGCGCACGCGGCAACATACGGGGGTTTTAGTGCTTGGTACGTGCCGAACAAAAAACAGAAAGAAAGTATTTTATATAATGGCGTGCCTAGTGGGGGCAAATTATTAAACTATGCGCCGTTTAACATTACTTTGGCAGACGACTTTTGGACGTGTACAAATACACCAATAACACCAGCCTCGGCGGTTTACGTTTATCAAAACTATAATTATTGCATTGTGACAAATGGAAACATGAGTTATGCAGCGGGTAAACATATTCCGTGTAGATATATAACTGATACGGAGTTAGGGATATGAGAGTTTTAAAATCAATTGAAAGGGACTGGCGTAACTCATTAAGGCGTTTGATCCGAGCGCGGGGACTTATTGACACGGGGTTACTTGTGGAAAGCGTAGAGGTAACGGCAAATATTGACGAGTTCGGAGTTTTAGAAATTGACGTGCAAGCGGTGGACTATATAAAATATTTATACAATGACTATAATTTAGAAGACTTTGTGTATTATCAAAACATAGTTTCGAGGGCTTACATGGAATGGCTCAATATAAAAAAACAACAATACCCACTAGTAGATTGGGGGGTAAAATTTAAACCGAAAATAGTAGTAACACTAAACGGGGAATAAAATAACAATAACAAAAACAGTTTAAAATGGTAATTGTAAAAGGACACGAGGTTATGAACTGCGCGGCGGAAATGTCGTTAGAAATGTTCGAAAGAGTGAGCGCGATTTTGTCGGAAGAAATAGCGTTACCAAACAGCACAAAAGGGGCGTTTAAATATGAGACGCAAATAGAGAAGTATTGCGACGTTTTAGAAGCGGCGGGGCTTCCTTTGGGAGTTGTGGAGGAAATGGAGTTAGAAGAGTTCCAGAAAGCCGTTAAAGAATGGTGTTCTTTTGTTCCAGAGCCTTACGAAATGATTAAGGAATTTGAATTAAACGGAAGGACTTACAAAGCGTTTGAAGGTGAAGAGTATAAACTGCCAGTAAAAGACGGGCGACTTATTGAGAAGTACGCAAAAGCAAATAATAAAAAGTATTTGGCGGAAATGTTAGCCGTAATTTTCAAGGACACGGAACTAACAAACGCCGAACACTACGCGAACGCTCATATCAAAAACAAAGCGAACATTTTTAGAAAGCAATTAAAGGGGAGTGTTGCCGTTCCTTATGCGATGTTGATAGCTAAGAAAATTCTAGTTTCTGGAGCTAAAGAACTGGAAAACGCAAACGAAAAAGAAGCGGAGCAAATGAAAGAAGTTTTAAATTCAAAAGATGAAAACGCCTAAAGACTGGAGCGAAATAACGATAGATAAATTCAACGAGTTAGAAGAGTTAAAAAAAGTAAGTTTTGATAGTATTTTCGATTTTCAGATTTCACGCCTCGCAATATTGACAGACAAAGACGAGGAAGAAATAGAGGAAGAAATAGAAGACGTAGAACAGCTTACACAATTAACACAGAAAACGCGCTGGATTGAAAAAGGCGTTATTCCAAGAAAGACGGCGGAAGACTTCGAGGGCTTTAAGTTTAAAGGGTTTAAGGATTTAAGATTAGGGGAGTTCATAGATTTAGAGCGAACCTTTGCGAAAGACTTTAGAGAAAACGCGGCGAAAATTCTAGCGATCCTATACAGAAAGACAAAAGCGGGAGAGTGGGGCGAGTTGGTAATAGAACCGTATAGAGCCGTGAACGTTGCGGAGCGAACGGAAATTTTTAAAAGCGCTCCCGTTGATTTAGCGGAAAGGGTAATAAGGGACTATTTAGAATTTAGAGAGAATTTTATAAAGAAAAGAAAGCCATTATTTGAAGGTGAGGACGAGGACGAGGAGGACGAAATGGACAACGAGGAAAGCGAGGAGCTGGAAAACTTAACCATTGAAGAGGCTAAAAAGGAAAAGCAAAAAGAAGCGTTAAAGAAATGGAGCTGGGAGGTATTCATTTACCGTTTATGTAACAAAGATTTAACCAAGTTCGAAGAGGTAACAGACTTAAAACTAACTCTAGTTTTTAACTTCGAAACGATGTTAAACGAAGTTAAGTTAGAAGAGTAAAAGGACAGGGAAGCGAAAAAAAACAATTTTAGTAAAAGGTTTTACAATGGCTTTAAAAAGATATTTAGCAAAAATTGAAGGGGACGAGGTGGACGGCAAGGCGTTAACGTGGAGAAAAACAGCATTTACCCAACGCCCAGCCGTTAAGATAAAAGGCTTAATGTTTTCGCAGGATTCAAAAGAGTTATTTTTTGCGGATAACGCTAAAATGAGACTAGCCGCGCCGTTAATGATTCCTATGGTATCTTATCGAAAGGAAGAAATTTTAGAGGACGGGACAAAAGAGCCAGCCTATGAAACGGAATTTACAGCGGAAGAGATACAAAAATTTCACGCTCACTTAATGAGCAACCCAGACAAGTTAAAGAACTTCTTTAACTTGGAACACTCCGAAGAAATTGTACCAGCTTATTTATTGGAAATTTGGATAGTTGAAAACCCGAACACAGACAAAAGTTTTATTACTTACGGGGTGAAATGTCCGAAAGGTACACTTTTCGCAGTTGCTCAAATTACAGACGAGGACTATTTTAACGAATTACTCGAACAGGATAAAACAGGCTTTTCTATTGAGGGCTTTTTTGGACTGGAGGAAATGTTTAGCGATCAAACGGGACAGGAATACGCGGACACAATTATAAGAAACAAGGCGGGAAAATTCCTAGTAATCAAAAGAGCAAGCGGCGACGGGTTCGAGGCTGGAAAATGGGGGTTTGCAGGCGGGAAAATTGAAGACGGAGAGACGCCAGAACAGGCAGCGGCGCGCGAAACATTCGAGGAGACAGGAATAGAAGTACAAAACATTGAATTTGTAGAGACTATCCAAAACGAAGACGGGACAAAAAGCCACTATTTTAAAGCGGAGGCAGAAAAAGAGCCTATTTTATCAAACGAACACGAAGCGTTTAAGTGGATAGAAGCGGAAGAGGCGGACAGTTTAGAATGGATTTTGAACAGTACTAAGAAGTTTGAACAATTACTATTGAAAGTTAAAGAAAATTTAAAACCAAAAAGCATGGATATAAAAATTTCAGACGGAGAACACGAAATTGACGGTAAAATTTACGTCTTTAAAAATGGCGTTCCAGTAGAGGAAAAAGAAAAACCAGCAGCGGCAGAGGAAGAAATGGCAGAAGAAACAGAAGAGGGAAAAAAGCCAGAAGACGAGAAGCCAGCAGCGGAGGAGGAAATGGCAGACGAGCCAGCGCCAGAAGAAGCGGAAAAAGAAGCAGGGACGCCAGAGGCAAAAACATTAACAGCGGACGACGTGAAAGCGTTAGTTACTGAATTAGTGCAACCAATGATCGACGACGCAATGCGCGCCGTACTTTCAGAAGTAAGCAAAGAAGAGGAAGCGGAAGACGAGGGGAAAGCTCCAGCGGGCGGCGCAGCGTCGGAACTTGCTTATACTGCAAACGAAAAGGAATTAAACAGAATTGATTTATTGTCAAAACTGGGAAGAAAAGGCTAAGCCCCGCCGAAAAAAAGAGGGAATTTTTAAAAATTAAAGTTTTTCAAAAAATGGAAAGAGAACTAAGATTTGATTTGAATGTACAAGACGGGGCTATCTTACAAGCAAACCCGCAAGAGTTTTTCGCTAAGGCTTATCTGGATTCAGAAGTGGCGGATAACTACCGAGTTTTACCAAACATTAAAAGCAAAGTGAAAATTGCAATTGTAATGTTTGCTTCGATGTTAGCAGAAAGCGGGTGTGCTTGGGCTGCGACAGATTCAACGTTAGACGCGGTAGAGATTGACGTTTGCGCGGTTAGTGCAATGGCTCAGGTTTGTCAGTTTGATATTGAGCAAAGTTTTGTTAGCGCACAAATGGCGCAGGGTTCAAACTCGTTTGAAATTGCGTCTTTTATGTCTTACTACTGGGCAGAAATGGCGAGCGAAATTAAAGAGGAAGTAGAGTTAATCCGCTGGCAGGGAGACACAGGCGGAACGTTTACAGAAGACGAAGAGTTTTTAGCTTTGTGCGACGGTTACGAAGTTAAGTTAGACGCTGCGGCGTTGGGTGTTACTGCGACTTTAAACGGAACGGGGACGGCTGCGACTTTAAAAGTAAATGTAAGCCGTAAAGGTGTTATTCAAAGCGTGGACGTGTTGACGGCTGGGGCTTACTCAGTAGCTCCGACAGTTTTAACGTTAGCGAACACAGGCGGAGGAACTGGGGCAACGTTTACAATTGCAACTTCTGGAAGTTCACCGAGCATTACGGTTACAGGAATTACAGTAACAAACGGAGGAAAGCGCTATCAAACGCGATGTGAGTACGTAACGGGGTCGACAGCTTTGGCAGTTGATACAATTTTAACGGAGTTGAATAAGGTTTACGCAAAATTGCCGAAACGTATTAGACGCCGTAAAGATTTGTTACGTTTGTATATGTCGCCAGTTGCGGCGGATTTGTATAGACTTGCGACAGCTTCGGCAAATACACAAAGCTATATTACGACTTCTTTGGCGTTGACGTTCTTAGATATTAAAATCGTGGTTGCTGACGGTATCTCGGATAATACTATGGTAATGACGCGAGCAAGTAACTTAATTTACGCGTTCGACGGAGCAACAGACGGGGAGCAATTGAAAGCGGTTAACCTTGGAGACACTACAAACGAGCCGATCATTAGAACGCGCGCGAATTTAAAAGTAGGTTTCTATCTGGTAAACCACGAGGAAATTGTTTACTACAAAGTAGTATAACAGTTCCAGAGGGAAAAAGTAGAGGGGGCAGAATAGCCCCCTTTTTTAGATAACATTTAAAATTTTTAATCATGGCTTGTGGAGATTTAGAAGAAATTGAAATTGGTTGTACAAACAACCTAGGGGGCGGCACTGAGTTTTTAGTAAACGATCAGGCGAGCATCACAGTAACCAAAGACGCGGCAACTCATAAAGTTACAGCGGCAGTTCACGAAAGCGCGTTTTTAAACATTGCTTTCAAGCGTAACGCTATCAAAGTCGAAGAGGAGGAAAAAATTAACTTAGACGAAGGGAGCAACTACCACGAGGCAAAAGTTACTTTATCTTTAAAACGAAGAGAGGGAGAAAAGTCCGCAAAAATTAAAATTCTTGGCGAAGGACAAAGGCTTTTAGCGATTGCGTTTAAGGACGGGAACGGCTTGTGCTGGTATATTGAGAACGCGCAACTTTCTGGAAATGTCGGAGGGTTCGGACAAAACAAGGCGGAGGGGTCAAAATACGATCTTTCGTTCATGGCAGAAAATGAGTATTCAATGTATCAAATGGACGCGGCAGTTTTTGCACAAATTAAAGCAGCTCCAGCGCCTTAATAATTAAAGTTAATAAAGAAACCCGTTAAGTAAATTTAACGGGTTTTTGAGGTTAAAAAAGGTTCGAAAATGATTTACATAGAAAAAGGACAAATTAATAAAGTACCAGTAACAGCGGCGGAACGTTCAAGAATTACAGACCCGTTTTACTTATTGGTTCTTTACCCAGAATTTGACAAAGATAAAGGGCTTATTTTTTTTGCAGCTCCAGACGTTTCGGGCTATCCTCAAAGAATGAATATTTTTGAACTGGTAGAGGGAGAAAGTGGAGACGAGCAAACAGCTAACGGCTGGGAAACTTTAGAGGAAGGCAAAGCACATTTAAAACTGGAGAAAGGGCAATATAGTTATAAGGTTTTTGAAAGTGAAAATTTAGTTTTCACAATTGAAGAGACAACGGGGCGAGTTCTCGAAGAGGGGCGCGCGGTTGTTGGTTTAGATATTGACACGCAAATAAGCGGGCAGAGTTCAGAAGCTCCGCAAGTTTACAAATAATTTAAGGCTATGGGGGTTTTATCAAATTGGTTTCCGAAAAAGGAGAGAGAATATTTACTTTATACAGAAGAGCCAGCACCACAAGCGGAGCAAGCGCCAGAAGTAGGAGTAATGAAAGCGGGTGAATTAAAATACTCTAGCCCGTTTTTGAATTTAGGAGCGGGAAATTTAACGCTACCATATATAAACAACACGTACACAGGCGCGCAGGGTTATATCCGTTTTGGAAAAGATAACCTTTTCCCGCAAATGGTTAACCAAATGTACTACACAAGTTCATTAAATGGTGCTATTATTGATTTTAAAACTAACGCCGTTTCGGGTGGTGGTTATGAACTGGTGTTAAAAGATCAAAGCGAGGCAACGCGAGCGCGTGCAATTAACTTCGAGATCAAAAACAAGATCAAAAAATTGCGTATTCCAATAACCCGCGATTTAATACAGCATTATAGAGCTTACGCGCTTTTAGAATTTGACAGCGGGGAATTTAAAAAGGCGACAAGAATAGCGCCCGAAAAAGTACGTACAAACAACTCGAAAAAATTATATTTCGTTTGTAACGACTGGGTGCAAAATACAGAAATTAGACAAATAAAACCGTACACGGGGAAATTTGACGAAAAAGAAAAAGTAGGGCAGAGCTTTTTTATTTTGCCGTATGAATTACAATGTGTCGGGCAAGACGTCTACCCTATTCCTACCTATTCAAGTGCTTTTAACTGGATGGAGCTAGAGGGAGAAATGAGCCTTTTGCACAAGTCGAACATTAAAAACGCTATTTTCCCCTCGTTTGCTTTATTGTTTCCGAAAAAACCAAACGGAGACAAAGAGAAAAACGCAATTAAAAACACAATTGAAGGGGCAAAGGGAGCGCCGAACGCTGGACGAATTTTTGCATTGTTCGCAAATAACTTAGACCAATTGCCAAAAATTGAAGCAATACCAACAAACCAGAATGACAAACTTTTCGAGCAAACAGACGAGAGAATAGACGCGCAAGTATGTAAAGCTCATTGTATTGATCCGCTTTTAATGGGTATTCGAGTAAGTGGAAAACTAGGAAGCGGAAACGATATAGAAAAAAGTTACATTATCTTAGAAAAAAATACTATTTTACCAATGCGCGAAAACGTGGAGGAATTTTTTAACGAAATTCTAAAAATTGCAAGGGTGAAGGCTGAATACAAATTGAAAAATTACCAGATTATAAACGACGCAATAGTGGAGCAAGGGACAGATAGTACAAAAATTCTTGAAAATCTTAAATCTATGTCGCCTTTGCTGGCTAATAAGTTCCTAGAAAGTTTAACTTTGAACGAAATTAGAACAGCAGGGGGAGCGCCAAGGGTGAACGGAGGCGATAAAGTAACGACAGCGCCAGCGGTAACAGCTCCGCCAAGTACAAACACTCAAACGGGGGAATAATGAAATACTTTATTACAGAGAATTATTTAAAGGACGAGACGCCGATAACGGCGAATTGCGACGCGACAGACATAGTGCCTTGGATAAAACCAGCGGCGGAAATTAGGATAAAACCAATTTTAGGGAATTTATTTTTTAAAGACCTTTTAACAAAATACAACGCGGAAAGTCTTAACGAGGACGAAATAGAATTAGTTTTATTAATTCAGCCGTGCGTAGCATGGAGAGCGGCAGCAATGACGGTTTATAGTCTTTCAAGACAGTTAAAAAATAAAGGGCTTCAAATTCAAAACGGGGAAAACTCGGAAGGAGTAACACTTAACGAGGTCACCTTTGGAATGGATCATTACGGGCAAATTTCCAAACAGTACGAAGGCGACTTAATCGAGTGGTTAGTAGAAAATAAAAATACTTTTCCCGTATTAATGAGCGCGGAAAATAAAGGCTCAAAAGTAAAGGACATTTGTAACGCTTCTGAATTGGACGAGGGGTTTAATGATTCCATTTTATTCATATAAAAAAGTAAACTAAATGAAACCAGAAGCGACAAGCGTACACGCGACAAATAAGGAATTGATAATTAATTTATTCGGTTTGATACTTGCGTATTTTAGCCCAGTAATGGGGATTTTTTTAATGTTAATATTTGCAGCTTTGGCGGATCACTTTATGGGGGTTTGGCGAGCGGTAAAGAAAAAGGAAAAAGTTTCTTTTTTATGGGGTCTTTTAACCAGTTTCACGAAAGCGTTACAATACTTTTCAATTGTGGTGGTGGTGTTCATGGTTGAAAAATATGTTTTAAACGATTTGGTTAAACAGTTTTTAGAAATAAAAGCGCAATTTTTAGGGGTTAAATTAACGGGCTTGGCTTTGGCTTTGCTGGAGTTAAAAAGCATAAATAAAAGTTACAAAGATGTTAAGGGCGTCGGGTTGTTTTCTGCCTTATTTGAAGGAACGGGGAAAGCGCGAAAGCTAGTTAACGAAATTGGAAAAGTAAAAAGCGGTTTATCTATTTTGATCCTGGGCGCGTTCTTGTTTAGTTGCTCAAATGCAAAGCAAGCGCAAAGAGGGTTAGATAAATTCTATAAAAACGGCGGAAAGATTGAAGCCCAGAAAGTCCCCGTTATTATTCGGGACACTTTAAAAATAATGGGTAAAGATTCGATTATAGAAAGAACGGTTTTTATTGACTGCCCGCAAGCGGAAACGCCGAAAACCAATACAGAAATAAGACAAGAACGCAAAAGCGAAAAGGACAGCTTAAAACATTCGGAACAGCTTTACAAACTGAGGAATGAATTTATTTTAGATTCGTTAGCAGAAGACAGGAAAACCAAAAAAGCGGAGGGCGTAATTTCTAACAAAGGAAAAAAGCAAGATAGGAAGAAAGTAAAAGCGGAAGCAAAACAAGCGGAGAAATGGACGGATAAGCCGTTAATACTTTTCGGGCTTGCCTTCTCTTTGTTTTCGCTGGGGTTTTTGGTAGGTAAATTTTTTAAAACTCACTAAATGAGCGACAAATATAAGGGGGTAATAATTGAAGGCTCAATTTTTCCCGACGATCCAATTAAAACAGACTTGAAAATAAATTTCACTAAAGAACTTTTAAGCGAATATTTACCAGTCTGGGAAGAGGTAACAAAAAATGATAATCTAGGATTGAAACTTTTAATGTTTATAATGGCATCAAAAGAAGGATTCGAAGAGGGTTCGAGAAGTTACGAAACAAACAACCCCGCAAACATTGGAAACGTGGACAGCGGAAAAAACAAGTATTTTAAAACACTTCGCGAAGGCGTAGAGGCTCAAAGGGAATACGTTTTAAGAGTTGCAAAAGGTTTGCACCCAGCTTACAAGCTAGGGAAGTTGATAACGTTAAAACCGTCGTACTCGAAGGAAATAGCGAATAACCCGAAAACGTACGCGGGAATGAGTCCGTACGTGGCGGGCTATCGTTTCATTTATACGGGACAGTTAAACCAGTTTGTTAAAATCTATTCAACAGGGTCAAGACAGCGAAACGGGTATTTAAGTTATATTATATCGTACTTTAAAAACCACGGAATAACGATAACGCAAGAAAGTAAAATTTCTGAAATTGTCGAAATTGTCAAAAAATAGTTTAAATTTGTTTTCGATCTAGTTAAAATTTGTGTTTTACAGTAAGTTTAGGTAAGAAAAAAGCCGCGATTTGTCGCGGCTTTTTTGGTTTTATGAATTTTTTTTATTGCAAAATGTATTTTAATACAATTTAATTGTATATTTGTCAAACAGAAACACAGAAAAAAAATGAGAACGGAGAAAATTTTAAAACTAGAAGTAAAAGCGGAAGAGCTTTTAGACATGGCGGAAGGTATGGATATACGCGTTAAACTTCTGACTGAACAAATCGAACTATGGAAAGGAAACTTCCCGCAAAGCGAAAAGATTTTAAAATGGACTAACGAGCTGGACACGCGTAAACGTGGAGCGCGTAGACTTTGGGACGCTTATTTGCAAGTATTAACACAAATAAAACTAAGTTATGGACAACAATAGCACATTAAAAAACTGGCTGAATAAATTTAACAAAAAGCCAGAAGCAAAGCCAGAAATAGAAAAGGCAAAAGCACAAAGCACAGTTTACCCAGACGGGAAGAAAGTAATTCACGAAAACACAAAAAAAAATGACTAGAGAACAGCAAGCGGAATATTTAAAAGAGCAGTTAGCCGCGCTTTTAAATGACAAAAAAGAAAATCCTAATAACGAAATATTAATTTGTCATGTAGATAAAGATTTATTTATTGAAATGTCATTTTGTTTCATATCAAAACACGGTAAATAAGATGAAGTACACAGAAAAAACAGAAATTGACGGCGTAAAAAAAGCGCTAAAAGTATTTTTAGCCCAGCAAGGGACAACGCTAAAAGAGCTTTGCGGAAAACATGGGTTAAATTATAATCCAATTTATCAGAAAGTAAACAGGGGACACGTAGACGAGGAAGAAATTAATAAAATTGCGGCGTTGATTGATCCGTGCTTTACTCTTCGAAAAATTAATAACACTTATGTAATAAATAGAGGGCTGACAAGATGAAAAAGAAAATAGCACCATACACAAAAGCGGACAGCTTAATAAGTGAATGCAAAGATATTGACTTTAGAGCGTTTGAAACTAGTAGGCAATACAGATGTGACGAAATGGCAAAAAGTAATATTAGAGGTTGCGGAATGGCTTTAATAGTAGTAAACGAAATTCTGGATTCTGCGTACTGGTGGCAAGTGAAAAGAAAGTTATTTTTCCAAGCCGTCAAAATAGCAATTTACGTAAGACTGGCAGAAGCAAAAGATACACTTAAAAACGCGGAACAATGAAAAAGGAAAAAACGGCGGTTGAATTGGTTAGTGAAGGGCTGTTTAATATTGCTCAAGAAGCAGAAGGTAATAATATATTCCAAATAGGAACGCAAAATTTAAAACGATACATTGAGGTTTTTAAAAAACAAGCTAAAGAAATTGAAAAGAAACATATAGAAGACGCTTTTAATGATGGCTGGGACAATGGGCAGTCAAGGATAGAAACGGAAAAAGACTATTACTATAATAAAACATTTGAATAATGAGAGATTTTTTAGCAGCGTTACACGAATACCCTATTACAAGTTTTTTGGTAGCGGTTTATATTTTTTCACTAATTGCAGTAATTAAAGGTAATGGCAAATAAAATAAAATTAGAAGTAACAGAGGCTCAGTTAATTGCTTTAATCGAAATCACAAACGAATGTTCTTCTATGATTGGAGGAGGAGAAGATAGAGACGATAAAGACAGAGTTAGATGGGTAAAATTAGTTGACCGAGCATTAAAAAACAATGGTTATAAAAGACGATATGAATAAACAGATAAAAGTGATAGAATGAAATGGCAAATAACTTAATAGGAGGCGTTTTAATAGCGTCCGTGTTTATTTCGGTTGCAATGCTAATGCAAAGCGGAGAAATGACGCCAGAGGAAAGAAAAAGTATATATTTGAAAGCTCAAAGTAAAACATTAAACGAGGCTTTAACGGTAAACGCCTTTTTCAAAAGAGAATTATTTAACAAAAACTTGCCCGACTGGTCGCAGGATTCAACGAAAACACTAGGAAAAATTTTCTATTTGCGACATATTGAGGCTTTAAGTAGGTAAAACACAAAAAAAAGAATGAAAACTTTAAAACAACTCCCAACACTAGAGCAGCTAAAAGCTGGAGAGGTGGAATTTTCACCACTTAAAACATTATTAAACCAAGAACCCGCGAAAGAATGGTTAAAAGAATTACCAGACGCGAAGACTAAAAACGGAGAGCCTATTTACTTCCTTCCTATTGAAAGAATAGACTACCTTTTAAATTCAATTTTTGCGAGTTCATGGATTGAAATTTTAGACACCAATTTAACCCAAAATTCGATTGTTGTTAGTGTTCGTCTTTTGTACGTAAACCCAGAAACGGGACGCGTTGAACACACAGACGGCGTAGGGGCTGCCAATTCAAGGCTAGGAATAGAGCAAGCCGCGCCAATAGCGGAGAGCTTGGCGAAAAAGAACGCAGCGAAAAAGCTGGGGCGTTTATTCGGGCGCGATCTTTCGAGAGATTTAACCGAGCCAGAAAAAGCGGAGCAGCCAAAAGAAAACAAACTAGAGGAAATTATAGAGCTACCAGAGAACCCAGTAAGAGCGAGAATTTTAACACAAATTCGAAAATCTAAAACTTTGCAAGGGTTAAGAAATACAGCCGCCGCAATTGAAAAAAGGCTGGAAAGCGAAGAGATAACGCAACAAGAATTTGAAATTTTGACGGCGGAACTGGAAAAGAAAATAGAATTTCTCAAAAAATAATACAAAATAATTGTAGCGGAATACATTTATTTTGTATATTTGGAGAAATATTTAAAACGTAAAACATGAAAAAAATCATTTTATTAGTCGGTTTAGCTTTGATTAGCTGCAAAAAAGAAGATACACAAAAAGCGGTTGAATTATCCGTTAAAGTGGATTTTTCGCCCGCGTGGATAAACTCGCATTTAGAAGACGGGGAGAAAGTAGTTTTAACCGTTGACGCTTCGCGCGTATTTCTTGGAACGGATCAAACAATATTTACTTTTGATTTGGTTTTTAACAACTGTCAACACCAGAAACAAACGTTTACAACGTGGAGACAAGAAAAAGAGATTTTTGTTAACTACGTTTTGACAACGGAGCGCGACACGTTAGAAACGGGAGTTTTTAAAATGAGCGAAAAAGGGGAAACAATTAACTATTAATTTATAAATAACTGTAAAATGAAAAAGATCGAAACAAAAGTTATATTTAGATGTTCGGGGCTGGGCAAAATTATGACAAGCCCACAAGGTAAAACAAACGCGCAAAAATACGCGGACGCTTTGGAGAGTTTAGCGAAGGCGGAAGCGGAGTTAGAAAAATGTAGCGCCACGGCGTTAAAGACACGCGAAAAGCTAGAGGCAAAAATACCAAAATTAAAAGCCGAAATTGTAGAGCTGGAAAAAGTGAAAGACGAAATTCTACTTTCGAAAACTTGCCGCGATTACTTAAAAACAATGGCGATTGAAATACGATACAACCGTAAAAAAAGAATAGTTAACAAGTACGTAAAAAAAGGGTTAGCCGTCGAGGAGCAAAGTATCGAACTTTATAGCGAGTTCAAAGGGGAGGCGCTGGACAACAACAAAGAGAGATTAGAAAACGAATTTTTCACAGGTGAGACAGATTTGAATTGGCTGGATTCGTTGGGGCAGGTTTCGAAAGTTACAGATATTAAAAGCTCTTACGACATTGATAGCTTCGAAGACAACCGAGACGAGGACGCGAAAAAAGATAACCGTTTGCAGTTGTTAGGGTACTGCGACTTGCATAACTGCCAAAGCGCCAGCGTTGCGAACGTTTTAACAAATAACGATTACTCGTTAATAATGGACGAAATTAGACGCGAAACATTTAACGTAAAAGCGGACGAGCTGGAGGGCTTCGAAGTTCCGTTAAAACGAGTTATTGAAATTGCAAAAGATAATATTTTCGACTATGTGAGTTTTTGCGAGTTCTTAACGGATCAATACGGGAGCGAAATAGTAAGAATTTTGGCAAAGGGCGAACACTCGAACGAAGAGGCGCAAGAAATGTTTAATTCGTTTGTCGAAGTTGAATTACAAGATAGAGTTATCGAAATCGAAATAGACCGAGACGAGGACGAAATTAACGCCATTAAAGAACGCATCAAAGACTGCCGTAAATACTTAGCGAATAAATATAATATTCACCACGTAGAGGGTTAAAAGAATGGAAACGGCAGATAATACGGGGGAGCTTTGGATAGCTCACATAAACAGACGGGACGAAATAGACGGGAAAGGTTTAACCCCAGAAATGGCAGCGCGGGAGCTTGGAATTTATACAAAGAGAAGACCGCTAGGAATAGCGTTTAAAAGGTTTTTATTCTGGTATTATGTGAAGCAACAAAACCCCCGCGTAACATTTGACGAGATAGGGAAAATGACAGGCGGTCAAAATCATTCGACAGTTTACAAGGGTATTGTGTACGCAAAAGACCCGTTTAATAGAAAAGAGTATTTAAAGCCGTACGAGGAGGAAGTTTTTAAAGTAATTTGTAAAACAGATTTTACCAATGTTAGAAAGAAAGGGCAGAGCCTACAAAAAAGGAAAAAGTAAAAGGAAGTCGCAAGCCGAAAAGGTTTTAGAGATAATCCAATTTTACACAAAAGAAGAACCGCAACACGGAATAAGTACGGATAGACTAGTAGAAAAAACGGGGTTAAAAATCCACAGTTTGAGCGCTAGGCTTTCGGAGCTGGAGCAAGACGGGAAAATATACCAGAAAGCTAAACACGATTTAGACGGAACAACCTATACAGTCTGGAGCGAAACGCCAGCGGATTTAATAGGACTAAGACGCGCCGAAAACTGGAACAAAAGAATGGCGCTTTGGCTGGGCAAGGGTCTTAAAAATGGGTTTATAACTCAAAAAGAATTTAGAGTAATTGACAAACAAAACACGCTTTTTTAATTATGGAAACATTCAACTCTAAAGACTTCGTCTCAATGTTCAACGAAGTTAAAACACAGGAAAAAGGACGGAAAGGAATAGCGCGCGGACTATCTGACAAAGACGAGCGTAATTTTAAGAAGCTAGTAAAGCGAGGTTTCACGCTGGAGGAAATGAGAGCGGCGGCGGTGCAAATGTTCAGAGACCCCGAACAGTGGGCGGTAAATTCTGGAAACGATATACCAACACATTTTTTAATATCTGGCAACTTCGAGCGGTATTTTAACGCAGCGGTAAACGTCGAAGAGAAAAAGGCGGAAGACACCAAAGGGGAAGAAGTAAGCGCCGCGGCTCTCGATAGTATGCAAGAACGAAAAAGAAGAGAGGAGGAAGCGGAAAAAGTTTTTTTAGAACAGTCCCGCCAGCTTTACACCGAAAGCCTTTTAAAAGGCATCTGGATAGGCACGGAATACAACGCGGGAGTGATTGGATTGGAATTTAAAAACTCGTTCACACAGGAAGAGAAAAACAAAATCTGGAACGAAATCCAAGCCGAGAACGAAAAAAGCGAAAGGCTTAAAAGATCGTTACTAATTGGTAAAATAATCGAAAGTAAAATTATTAACCCGCGCCGAGAGTTCGCGCAAAGAATAGTTAAAGAAGCGGTAAAAAGGAAAATTTCAGAACCATGGAAATAAAAAACAAGAAGTGTAAAATTTGCGGGGTAGAGTTCAAGCCGTTTAGATCGTTTCAAAATTGTTGCAGCGAGTTACACGCGCGAGAACTAGCGAACCAAAAAAAGAAAGCAAAGGAAGAGAAAGGGGCGACCAAGAAAAAGAGCGACAGGCTTTTGAAATTGGAGCTGGCAAAAATAACATTTAACGCTTTTATTCGAGAAAGGGACAAGGGTAAACCGTGTATTTGTTGCGGGAAGCCTCTAGGGGAAAATTACCAAGCGGGTCACGCGTTCAGCGGCGGGGGACATTCGGCGGTTTTGTTTGACGAAGACAACGTACACGCCCAACGATTCGACTGCAATAATGCAAAGGCGGGAAATGTAACCGAGTATTTCGTAAGACTGGAGAAACATTTGGGGGTTACTGGATTCGAACTTTTAAGGGCTAGGGCTTACGAGCCGAAAAGCTGGACAATTGAGGAACTGGACGCCATAATAAAATACTATCGAGAAAAAACAAAAGAATTAAAAGCCCGCTAATAGCGGGCTTTTTTCATGGTCAAAAAAAATATTTCAAAAAAAATAAAGTAAAATGTATTTTAATACAATTTAATTGTATATTTGTAAGACAGAAACACAAAAGAACATGAAACAAGATTTAACATTTACAAAGCCGTTAATTAGAGGAATTAAAAGAATAGTTAACGAGTTGCCGCAATTAATAGAGGAAGTAGGAGCGGAGAAAATTAACAACCTTTCGGAATTATCAAACGAGGAAGTAATGGCGCTAAATATCCAGCTACAAAGAGCGGCGCAAGAAATTAGACCAACTCACAGAATTTCAGACGGAGGCGGGGACGCAATAGGGCTAATGATCGAACTCT